GAAGATGTAAGTATTGCCTGCTACCTTTTCCTTTAAGGAGCCAGCATTTTCTTTAGCTTCATCATAATCGTTGAATTTACCTAAGGTTTTCCAGTACCCTTCGATTTCTCCAAAAACGATATAATGCTCTTTATAGCTTTTGTTAGGTACCCGATGAGCACCTTCTAAATATGTTTTGAATGTTTGCATTTTTATTCTTCTCCTTTTGAATTGAAATTAAATTATGACCAACCCTTTTGTACGTTGGGGCTAAAATTCGCATGACTAAACTCCATACGATCCACCAGTTTAATAGTATTTCCTCCAATACGGTCGATTGCTACAAATCCCTCTTGTCCCGTGGCTTGATACCCATTATCCGTCAATAGGAAGGTATTTAGTTGTTTCACCGTGTCTAGCTTGCTTATTAATAGGTTCTTCGCTGCAACAATAACGTTCATCATGTCGAATATCGCCTTCAAATTGGTCTTGTTTGTCTTAGTAAAGAACTTGATGACGTTCTGTCTCTGTGTCACTTGTGTTGCCTGACCCCTTGGAGTTGACCGTTTGGCTGCCTCTCCCTTATAAAAATTGACTATATATGTTATCAATTCATTAACATGTTTACTTGTATTTGAGATGGGTTGCTGTGCTCTTACCTTAGTGTTATTGAAGGTCTTAATTTTTTGTAACAACACCGGATCCTCAGCAATACCATTCAGGGTGCTTGCATCAATCTTCTGGAATATTTTACCAGCCGTTGAAAGAATACGAGTAATCTCTTTTGTTTCTGCGGCCGTCATCGTTGCTAACCCAGATTGGTCTTGGTAAGTAGCATCGGTGAACCATACAGACTTTGTAGAGGTTAATGAAGATGAGATATCACCACCAAGTGATGCTGACATACTCTCAAAATCTGTACCACTATATGTGGTGTGCCAAACCACACCAATTTTTGAACTCTTGATTTTTTGGGCCAACGGAACATTAGTAGGTACAGCATAGACTATCGTATTTGGGTGAAATGTGAGGTAGGATTGTCCTTCAAAATTGACCGTTTTAAGGTCACTCTTGGTATACAACAAATCACCTTGAATAATGCCTTTGATACCAAGTTTCGAGAATTCGGCCAGTGCAATTGTGAATTTGGCAGCCAAAGCGCCTGAAAGTCCACTCTTTATGTCTGCATCGGTCTTGAAAAGTTGTGGAGTTTTGTTGAAGATGCCCTTCTTTGCAACGAAAAATTGACCATCATTCGGGTCTATTCCTGCAAATATAGCAGGGGCACCATCCCACTTAACTGTTATGTCAACACTTTTTTTAGAGTGACCAACAAGCATATCCCTGATTGCCCGTAAGAAGTTGATTGTCTGTCTTGTACCATCAACACCACCATTAAGAACGTTATCCTCAAGGTGTTCCATGTGGATGTTCTTATCCTCTATTATAAACGTATTAAATGACTTCATTTGATTGTCCGGGCTGAGGTTTCATAGTATTCAAACTCTCTGGTCTGAACCAGTTGTGTCAGGTTGATGATTTTTCTTGTATCGGAATTGAGAAAGTGTCTTGTATCACGCATGGACCTTAAAGCCCTTTCATCACCCCGTTGATAGGCCCTCTTAATGGTATCGTTGATAAACTCTAACCTAATTTTACTTCGTGGCACAATATCAAAAACCGCACCAGATGCAATCATAGACACTATCTTAGTGATACGTTTCTTCTTGGTTTTGACAAACGTTTTGAAAAGTTCATCTAAGTTTAGTGTTTTCATAATATCTCCTATAACACCTTATTTATAACCATAAAAAAACCTTAACCGATGTATATCAATTAAGGTATGGTGGAGGTGACCGGACTTGAACCGGTGACCTCCTGCTTGCAAAGCAGGCGTTCTCCCGCTGAACTACACCCCCATTAGACCTGGAAAGACTGGCCGCATCCACAACGGCCCTTCTCATTTGGGTTATTGAAGACAAAACCGGATTGGAGACCGTCTGAGACAAAATCCAACTCGGTACCAAGCATAAACATGAGTGCCTTGGGGTCAATAAAGACTGTAACTCCATCTTGTTCCACCATATCATCATTAGGTTCTTTTTGGTCAGCAAATTCTAGTGTATAGGACATACCCAAACAACCCTTAGAGTTGGTCCCAATACGTATTCCAGCCGAGGGTTTACCACGACCATCTAATAGTTCCTTAATTCGGTCTACTGCGGGTGAAGTAACGGACATTACAGGTTGCATTATGGTGATGGCTCCGCTGAATACAAGATTACGGGCCAATCTTGTTTGTATGTCTTATTCATACTGTCTGTAGCTACAACCTTGAATGTGCCTCTTGTTTCTGGTCCATAATAGAATCGAAACATAGGATTTTCACTTATTGAAATGTCACTATCCACACTAAAAATCTTCCTACCACCACGGGTCACCACAACCGAATCGACATAGTGAGCAGGGATAAACTGACTATTCACTTGGTCCATCTGTAATCCTGAGAAATTGGGATGCCTAATCATCAGTTGGGACATACCCAGTTTGGGTCTTTGTAGAGCAGCACTTGCTCTGGTAAGGTCAAAGAATTTCATTTTCATTTGACCAGCTGTATCTTGTGCTTCTTCCATCCCACTGAGACCAGGCACACTACACCCCCCTGAGGCTTTGACAAACTTTGTTGACATAAAAAGACGGCCATCGTTCATTTGAGCGATGGCACGGACTTTGGTGTATGCATTGATGCGGATTCGTGTATCGACACTAGCAAGACCAGAATCGGGTGTGAAATGGAATACCGCTGCAATGGGGGAGGGATTCTGGTCTATCACAAGGGTAATGGACTCGATAAATGTTTCTTTGGTCTGTATCATACCAGCTACTATGCTAACGGGCACCACAGCGGCATCCATCGCTCTGTAGGGGGTATCTAGGTGAATAACACCCTCACCGTCATTGATTATCTGTTCTTTCTGGTAACCATTATCATTCACTGTTGCACCATAAAGCATCTCACGGATGTCATTCCAAGCATCATGGTTGTAACCTGGACCTACATCGTCCTCTGGGTTTCTCTCATCATCTACTTCCCAATACTCATAGTTTTCCCAAGGTACTTGAGCAGCCTTAACAGGAGACAGTATCATAAACACGGCTGATAGGGCAACAACCAATTTCTGTAAGATAAAGGAGGGGGTATGTCCATTGAACGCACCACCGTTTTCTAGAAACCTTTTTCTATTTTTTGCTTCTTTCTTACTGTTGTGAGATGAGATGTTTTGTCCAGAGGTGACCTCAACGACATGAAACTTGTTGTGAAACTCTTTGATGAGATACTTACTCATTATATTTTCAACTCCTTAAACTTCTTTTTCTTAGACCCTTCATCTTCTTCATCTTCTTTCAACCTTCTACCAAACGTGGTCTTATCCATGACAGGTTCGTCTTTCATTTTTGCCCAATCAACTGATTTGCCCTCGGTCTCCGCTTCACTAAGGTTATATAGCCTCATTTTTGAAGTGTCAATACCTATCATAAACCTCTTATATACCCCTTTATCCGCATACCTGTTTTTCAACTGTTTGACCATCAACTGGTTTAGTTCTTCCAACTCCTCTGTGGTCACCAAAGCCACCATGAAATCTGCTGTTGCTGGTAAACCGAAGGACTCCGCTGTGTCTGTCATGTCTGGGTCACTACTGGAAAACCCTGGTCGGTTCAGCTGTGTCGCACTGATGATGGGAACGTTATGCTCTACAGCCAACCCCCTCAATTCTTCTGCGATTGATTTGATGTAACTGTAACTATCGTAGTTGTTCCCTTTCAATCTCATAGAGATGCAGATATTTATATAATCCACGTATATGATGTCGGGTACAAAGTTCTTTTTCATCTTGAGTTCGTTCAACAGGAACCTAAAATGCCCCACACCCGCAGTGGCAGTAGGGTACTCCTTGATAATGAGTTTACCGGACGTACGTCCTTTCAGTAGATTAATCTTCTTCTCAAACTGCGCTTTAGGTAGCAAGGGAACGTCATTCAAACTAACGTTGAGAGTGTTTGCATCAATACGTTCAGCAATTCTCTCCTCCGCCATCTCCAGCGTGATATACAGCACATCCTTACCATCCAATAAGTTTGCAGCAGCCATATGACACATCGCCAATGACTTACCTACGTTAATACCAGCGAGGATGATGGTTAGGCTTTTCTTGGCTATACCATTGTTGGTGATTTTGTTGAAGTAATCCAGGTCAAACGGTACCTTCTCCTCTTTCCTGTGGTAAAAGTCGAACCGTTCCTCTACATCACCAAAAAAATCATGTCCAATATGGCTATCAAAAGACACAGATAAAGCATCACTGAGAATGACAGGAATAGAACCTTTAGATTTTTTCCCCGATTTGTCGTCCAGAATCGAAATCGACTCTCTAATCCCATTGTAGATAGCCTTCTCTTGGCAAAACTTTTCTGTATTGTCAAGTAACCACTGGTCATCAGTCTTGTTATCAGTCGCATATAGTTTCCCTATCAGTTGTGTCGTCTTGTCGAACTCCTGCTCTGACAAGTACTTGTTGCTGTCAATCTCAATTGTCAAGGATTCCTTGGTCGGTATGTTGTTATACTTTAGAAAGAAATCGTTGACAGCATTGAACACCTCTCGTTCAGTGTTCTCGTCAAAGTATTCTGATTTCAGGAACGGCAACGTCTTTCTGACGTAACCTTCGTTCATCAACAAGTTTCTTAGGATCAATTCTTCTATCTTTACCATCGTACCTCTTAATGTACACTGGGAGGCGGTTCTTCTACCGCTTCCTCATGTTCAATTAGGTCCACAAGTATATCACCTAACAGAGTCCGAAACGCTGTGTCATCCTCTGTTAAGACTACACTCAATGGATTACGTATTATATCGTATGAGAAGCTCAAAGTCAACCCCTTATCTTCACCTTCTTCGTGCATACCTACCTTGTCATACCTGATAACAAGCCCTTCGTTAGGTGGTTTCAACAGTTCAATGCCCCACCACTTATCAAAATCTACAATGATTTCTACCAGTTTGTAATCTACGTTTTCTTTAGCCATCTGTCTACCTTATAATGTCAATGTTTTCGTCATCGCTCCATAGTTCTAACTCGGTTCTTACCCTATCCTCACCGGCCAGTTTACTATACCGTTTTTCTGCCTTGTTTCTCCACCACTCGACCACATTATCCAGAGCATATTTGTAACTGTTCTCGGCAGGCACCAGCGTCTGTGTTTTCCCCGTCATCACGTCCACCACGTTCTCATACCCATATGAGGACATATAGAATCTCTTTTGGTTGGTCATGCTCTGTGCTTTGGTGATGCTGTCCGTAAATAGTTTCAGTTGGTCTTGGTTGTTATGGTTACTGAGAGAATTCTTGAGAATGGCTATCATCTTCATGTGTATCTTCAATTTCCGTGAGGCGGTTACGATACCTTTTGGGGTGTGGGTGGGAACGAGGGGTGTCCCATCGTTTTTGGAGGTGAACCACTTGTTTAGGTTTCTGTATCGGTCATCATTTAACAGTGGGGTAAACTTGCTGTCTGTCAGTCCCTTATACCTCAGAAACGGTTTCAGACCGTCATACTGTGAGCAGGTTTTGAGGTTACCATACAGGGATGTCGTTTCAAACAGACATATCTCTGAACCGTATTTTTGATTGATGTGTTCCCTGATTTCGTGTGTGCAACACATCAACGCTAACAGTTTACCACCAAGATAGTTGAAACCGAAGGGTTGCATCGGAACGATGATGAAACCCATGATTGCGTGTTTGTTTAGGAGCTTCAGGTCAAGGTTACCACCAAAGAACTCGTTTCTCGGTTTGGAGTTAATCATCGGCGACCCTAACCTGATAACACCACAGATTTTACCTGTGGTGGTTTCCTCTACTACAATGATTATCCTTTTGCCGACCATAGCCCTCTCTGTAATGTGTGACGTTGTAAGGTCTAGAAGGCTGTCATAACTCTCTTGATTATAGTTGTAGTGTAATTTGAAACCCATATCCTTTGGGTTCAAGGAGAAGTCATCAAATATGTCGTCCTCGGGCGCACACCCAGGCAGAGTGGACGGCGTTTTCAATTTTGCCGTCGCCATCCTTTGCTGTTTTATGTCTCTTTGATAGTCATCAATCCTGTCATACTTCTCGAAGAAGTTAATGAATATCTCAGACGCATAGGTAGCATCACTATTCGTTAATATCAGACCCATATAGAAATTCTTTCGCTGCTGCTTTTTCCAATTTTTCCATCACCTCTTTTGTGAAGTATTTCTCAGGCTCCTTATATATGGCTTTTCTGAACTTTTTCGTGCCATCAGCCAATTCTATTTGTGTGGAAACCCCTTTCCAGATGTCATATTTGACAGCAAGGTCAATTAGTCCATAATATCTGTCTAATCCCTTGTCGTATGTCAGTTTTACCTCGACTTTAGAGTTTTCTTTGGTCAGTCTACCCTTCTTGAGTGTACAGGTGATGATGTGTCCTATCACATCCGTACCATCTTTTTCTTTGCGTCTTGAGAGGAAAATGATGTTGGACGCAGCGAATTTCAGACCACCTCCACCACCCATTTCCTTACTTGCATACATCTGTCCCATCTGTACATACGTGTGGTTCGTGACCAGCAACGGCACACCAAGGGAACCTAGTTTGAGGGTGAGGACACGGAAGGTTGCTTTTGCAATCGCAGCCCTAGTCATGTCCTTCGTTTCTGCACCAGCAGCGGTGTCTTCGATTTCTTTTGAGGTTGAAAGCATACCGAAACTGTCTAGAACTAAGAGCATCGGTTTGCGTTCATCTTCGGCCATGGCTCTGTAGTTGTCAACAATCTTGAGGGACTGGAAACGGAATTCCTGAACGGTCGTGACAGGGACAATCAACACCCTCTTGGTGTCAACACCCCTGCTTGCTAACATTTTCTTAGAGATTGCAGACTCAGACTCGAAGAAAACCACTATCGCATCTGGGTTTTCATCAAGGAAATGCTTGCATATGCCCAACACAAAAAAGGTTTTGCCTGTCGATTCCTCACCAGCAATAGCTCCGATTCGGTTATCGGGAGCCCCTCCGTAGAGGGACCCCGACAACATAGCATTAAGCATGTAAGAACCAGTGTCTAAAAACCCTGATACATCACCTGCTGTGATGCCTTCTGAAGCCAATGCAGCAAATTCGTTAGCTAGACCTGTTTGTATAACTTTGAAAATGTCTGTCATGTACTATCAATGCCATTTATTGATTATAGTGAAGTATAACATCTTGAGTAGTAAATGGCAAGTTAAAAATGTTACTTTCGATGTATTTTCTTTCCATGAACATCAATAGTAAAGGCGTCTTTAAGTGGATCATCTATTTCTTTGATATCAGTAAGTTCACCATCCGGAAACCTTGATATAACATCTTCTTCCGAATCACCATAGGCAAAAGTTTCTATAGTCTTGTTTTCTAATGTTAGAGTAAATTGATAAACCTTTAACATTTTTTTTAGTCTTGGATTGCGTGGATTTTTTCTCTTAATATCAAGTGGTCCTTGATAAAAATACACGCTGTTGGGTGTTCTGGCATGATCCTCATGTCATCATTACCACAGATATGGTCAACTTCCCATGCCAACTGGTCCTTGAATTTCTCACTATATTCTTCTAGGGGACCTAGTTCTGTTTCGGTTCCAATGCCTACGGAAGTCAAACTACACCCTGTAAGAAAATACAGTAATAATACAGCCAAACCAGTCCACATAGCAAAGTTCAATAAAACGATTTGTGTTTTTGTTTTCATCATATCTTATCCTTGTCTCTAATTACATCACCTGCTGATTTGTCCCTCAATTTACTCTTGAGTTTCTTACCAGCCTTATCGGCCTTCTTGCGTCTTTTCACCGACTTCTTGACTATCTGTGCCTCCTTCGCCCTCTTGCCACCAACATATGCGGCCACATATGAGAAAGCTTTCAGGATAGGACCCACAATCTTCGATAAAAGACTTACTATTGCTGCCCATGTCATGATTTCTTTGCTCCTACATTAATGATTTTCAGTTCACCATGTTTATCTTCAACCAACGCCGTTGTGTTGGTGAACCAATCCCCGTCATTTGCATATATGAACCCGTCTATTTCCTTTATAGATGGATGATGTAAATGACCAACAACGACGCCGTTAAGATTCTCATTACGATATTTAACACCGGCAATAACCATTTGTGCATAATTGTCTGAGATGTCCTCTTGTCGTTCTGACGTTAGGTATAACATAGATAACGACCTATATTTCTTCCCAAAAATCCTACGAAGCCAATTGTAACAGTTGTTAAACCATAATGTGAATATGTAATACTTGGTTGCCCATGCGTATTTGACCATATCGTTGTCAAACTCGTCCCCATGAGTTACCAGTATCCGTTTTCCGTTAGCTAATGTGTGAATGTGTTCCTTTTTTAGTTCTATACCACCGAAGTTAAGACCTATGAATTGTTTGAAACCCTCATCATGGTTACCCGGAATGTATATAACTCTCGTTCCCTTTGCATCTAATTTCATCAGTTCCATAAAGACCTTATTATGTTCTTTCGGCCAGAACCAACCAGCCTTCAGTCTCCACATGTCAATAATATCACCACATAAAAACAGTGTATCACACTTCATGTTATCTAGAAAATTCAATAACTCTTTGTGCTTGCTTGCCAACGTCCCTAAGTGAACGTCCGAAATCCATACTGTTCTATACTTACGCATATATTATAAATACCTTTTATGCCAAAAACAACTCTCAGATACAATATCCAATCATGGTTACTTAAAAAATTTGCACACATCAAAGTGTTCAAGTACCCTCTATTTATTACTTATAACCCCACCACATTCAAATTAAAGAGTGATTCATACTATGCCGTACGTAAACTCGTCAAACCGGGTGATATACTGTTGCGGGGTTATGATTCCTATCTGGATGGTTATTGTATCCCTGGTCTATATAGTCATGCTGCAATATATGTCGGTTGGTCCCCGAATGGTGGGTCTGCTGAGAACGAACATATCATCCACGCAATGACACCCTGTGTCCAATATACCGACTTGGTTCAATTCATGCGGTGCGATAGGGTGTGTGTCGTTAGACCTACGGTCAATCCAAAACTCAGAGACCTTGCAGTTACAAAAGCTATATCTAAATTAAACGTTCCCTATGATTATGATTTCGTTTTTGATACAGACAATCCCAACGACAAGGACAGGTTGTTTTCCTGTTCTGAGTTAGTATATTACTGTTACAATCACGTATTAAAACAATTAGGATGGAGACTCCATGAAAAAAATTATATATGCATTAGCAAGAAAATGTTTACCCCTGATAATTGTCTTCCAGTAGAAGGTTCAGCGTCTGAAATCGTCTGGCAAGGCTAAACCATAGAGGTTTGGTCATCCCCCGGATTATGGGGCGGGACTTTAGACTTCTTAGGTTGCTTCTTATAGGTTTCCTTGTGCCAAGGGTATAGAGATTTAGGTTTACTCTTAGGTGCAGGTGCCTCTGGTTCCCTAACCCCTCCAAGACTACCAACCTGACCAAACAAACTCATATTCGCAGCGACCAACATAAGAATCGCCAATGGGTCAAAGACAAACACCAACGCAAGGATAACTGCCCTGACACATTCGTCTAGGAAATTGTTTGCTTGGTCACCATAAATCAACGCAGCGATATATTTGACAGGTCCAATATCGGCCTCTAGGTTACGCACCTTCTGCTGTAGTGGGAATTTCTTGTCAACCAAGATGTCAATAGCACCCTGAGCATCGGCAATTTCTATGTTCAACTCATCACGTTCCGGCTTCTGGTTCTTTCTGGTCGCAATCGCACCACCCTTACCTCTTACACGATCATAACTCAACAGGACTTGGACGGAATCGTCCAACTGTTGTATCACCAACTCAGCATCACGTATCCGTCTGTTCTCTCTTGTGATTGACATATCAATACGTTCAATCTTTGCTATCATCTCATCACTGGGTAGTGTCTGGTCTAGATGGGCTTTCGATAGGAACCCAAAGATGCCCATGCTTGTGATTAGCATCAGCATGACAACAGCCGCAGTTAAATACGTCTTGAGTAGCTTCGGTACCTGTTTCCAGTTTCTATACAACCACGAAGCAGTCACCAACTTACCGACTTCCAACACAGAGCCCATGATGATAATGGGTATCACTGCTGCGGAAAAGATTGCAGCAAGACCGACGATTGAATACCATGCAGCAACGATTGAGATTGCGATGGCTGTAACTAAAGTTAATATGCCTAAATTTCTATCTACACGAAATGACATGTTTCCTCCTAAATTTGTAACACGTTTCTCTTTTCAGCCTTCCAACCAACGGTGTCCAAAATAATCTTCAAGGGCTCCAAGAATGTTTTTGAGAATTGCATATCGTAGTCTATATATTTCCCCAAATCCAACTCTCTTGGTAGAATATCAATAATCGCAAACACATTGTCCTGGAAGATATTTGGTTCCTTCATATAACAAAATTTGAGGCTGTCTCCTTCTTGTATATACGGATATTTCCTTTGTAGTTTGTTTTCCTCGACCAAATTATTATAGATGAGGGCACCCCTAACATGTATGGGGGTGCCTTTCTTGCAAAGGTCCCGTTCACCCTTATATTTATACAAACCGGTGACGCCTCTGGGGAAAGCAATGTCTTCAAATTGAGACCCCATGAATATCGTCTTAAACTCCTTGATGTGCTTTTGTAGGGTTTCCTCATCCTTCCTGAGTATGATACCGACACACTCCCTCAGTGAGTCCCGACACAGTTCAGGGGTTGACGACTTGACAATCTCCAACCCCTTGACCTTCAGTTTTGGTTCGTTTAGTCTTGTACCTTCATCATCATATACATTCAACGCATACCGTTTCTTGGCAGTCCAGAAACCCTTGTCTGCAATTACCTCTCGCTTCATGAACATTTTCTGTTCATATGCGTTCATGGTTACAGCAAGATCCTGATAACATTTATCAATATATGGTTCAATTTTAGTCTTACAGATGTCATCAAGGAAGGCGACAATACTATCCGCATTATCTGCCTCCTCCGTATACATCTTACTAACCAACTGATTAAAATTAATGTATAGTGAATCCGTATCCGATGCAATAACATAATCTACATCTCCTTCTGTAGTTTCTAAAAGTTCATTGATATAGAAGTTTACCTTATCAGCAATATATTGGATGGCGAGTTGACCCGATAAGGTCACTGCTTCCGCAACACGTACATCATAAAACCTGAAATACTCGTTACCAAGAGCACCATACGCAGAGTTCAGCTGAACCTTCTTCGCAGTTTGGAAGGTGTCATACTGAGAAGCCTCAAGTCTCTTTTGGGTCAGTAACTCTCGTAGTTCTTCTGTTGTTAAGGTTGCTAAGTCGTTCATTTGTTCTTGTGTAATGTTTTGAGATAACAAACCAAATTTTCAAGTTCTTCATCCGTCCAACCTTCATCTTTCCAAGACGGCATTATGCGTTTACCATTTCTAATGATTGCTATCAATTCCTCATCGGGGTCATCCAACCCCTTACCCTTCTTGAAGTTTGGTGCGATTCTAAGGTGGTCATGGCACGTATAACACTTTGAATGGTATATTGTATCACTCCACTCTGTATTTTGGCAAGCATTTTCGCTACGTGCTGGTGTCATCGTTATGAGTAAATCAACAAGGGCAACGACGGTCAGGAAACCGAGTAAGAACATTAGTGGTATCAATAGGTATTTCATGTCCGTTTCTTCAACTCCTTCTTAATGGATTCAATGTCTTTGTAGGCTTGGAGCATCTTCTTCTTTGCTCGTGCCCGGTCATTGAACATGGTTTCAATAATTTCTGGTAGAAACCCCTGCTTAGATTTGTCAAAATAGTATCCGTTCGCAGCTAAGGCATACTCTGTATCATTCTTAACCTTACCACTGATTACGTCCTTCACCTTAATGTGCTTATCAATATGTATGTCTTCAATGATGGTTTCTGGGGACAAATTATACTGCATGTGGAGGTGAGGATACAGACTCACCAAGTCGAAACTGACAATCCATTCGTGCATCCCCACCTGTGGGTCCTTCACGTAAGCACCTTCATATGGATGATTCTTGGGGGTTTTCTTCTTCTGTGGAACGACAATTTTTCTGTCTAGAAGGTAGTTGTGGATGATTGTGTCCCACAGCCTGATTTGAGTGAACACATCTGAATAGTTGACCTTTGCGTCATATGCTGCGGTCAATACGAGGTCGATGAACCCCCCTTTCTGGTCAATGCGTTGGACCAGTCGGGTGTCATGGATGTTGTAGTCAATGTATTTCTCGAAATTCTTTTCATATAGGTCATACAGGGTTCGATACTCCGAGTAGTCTATCTTCCTCTCGTTTAACTCTACATGGGCAATATAGTTCAGTTTGTATGACTCTCGTTTTTCTTGGGTGAACTTCTTATATATCTCCAACATGTCCAAGACAGCGATGCCTACAATGTCGAACAGTTGTTGGGTTTTGCCCATGATGGTTGTGGTTCTGTCGGTGAACAACCCCCACGGCGAGAACGTTTTAGCGACACGCTTACCTAGGATGTTGGTCGTCCTGTTGATCAAATAGGGAATATCGAAAAACGTGATGTTCCATCCTGTGACCACATCGGGTTTAATCTTGTTCCACAACTTCAGAAATTTTAGTATCAGGTCTTTCTCGTCCTTGCACTTGAGGTACTTGACGTTCTTGTCCTTCGGTGTGTAGTCCCCACAACTGATGGCGTAGAACACGTTGTTATACTCCAGTGTAATCGCAGTTATCGGTGCGAAGGCGTCTGTGGGTGAGGGGAACCCATCGTCACTTTTCACCTCAATGTCAATGTTCGCAACACGTATGAGTGATTTGTCAAAGACGACCTTGCCCGGAAATTCTTCGTTGAGATACGTGTGGGTAAATCTAAAGTTCCCATAGATGTCAAAATTATTAACACCCTGGTATCTCTGTACAAACTGCTTAGCGTCCCGTATCGTCTGAAACTTTTTGGGTTCGACGGGAGCGTTATCTAAGGTTTTGTATTGGGACTCTAGGTCTTTTGTGGGGATATAGAGGGTCGGTGAGTATAGAATTTTCTTGAAAAACTGCTTCCCATTGTCATATCCACGTACCAACACATTATTACCTACGGCATGGGCATTTGTATAGAAGTACATTATGTGATGAGTTCTGGTCCCACCGTAAGTAACCCACTACCAAAGGCTTTGCTGTAATTGTTTTCTAGTTCTGTGACTGGAAAATACACATACATCACTTTATCCCTACCAATCGTTATCACATTTTCTTTGCTCATAGGTGCACCTGGAACCATGGCAAGTTGAGGTTGACCAGTTTTACCTGAAACCATCTGAAACGCAGCTGGTTTCTTTATTCTGTATGTCTGGTCTGTTTCTGTGACATCACCGATAATTTCCTCACCGGTCACCAATCTTACTACTTTAACGGTCATATTCTAAACTCCTGTGTTACGTTCATTTTCTAAGTATAACACAAGTATACTGAAAAGTCAACTCTAATTATTCTCTCTTATAACAGTACCATCTGGCACATTTTTGGGGCAATTACTGAAAAACCTAATATACTTCTTTCGCATATATTTGATAGGGTCGGGTCTCATCTTTTCCCAAAGGTATTGACCACCTAATATGTATGCTTCTTTTTCTCTATGCCTATCACATTCAAATGAGGCTCTAGTCTCTCTCTGAACGTGGTGAACCAACTCATGTAACAGTTTCTCCCGATCTTGATATTTGTCGGGATTAAACGTGTCACTGAGGTAAATGGTTTTTGTGTGTGCGTCATACAATCCAAAAAATTTATCAACGTGAGCCTCTTTCAATCCAGAATAACCCGGGTGATTTTTTGTTGCTCTCTCATACAATTCCTGTTGAGGTACTAGCACAACGTTTGGGTCGTCTAAATTTTCTGTGATGTAGGGAGTATGTGTGGAAATCCACACAAACAGCAGTGCTATTAATTTTTCCATCGGCAAGCTCTTTCGTTCTTTAAGCCCTATGAAGATGAACAGCCAGAAAAGCAGGGCACTATTTTAACGTTTTAATATTTTCTCCTAATGGGTTGTTTCTATCCCTTCTATTTATACTCTATTTATACACATTACATCAGAATATGCTTATGGAAACGGCATATGATAAGAACATAAGGACAACCAAATTACTTCTCAACCGTTCCTCCGCAGGCGTTATTGGGTTACGGATGTGAGTTATACCTAGTGCGCCTGGAAATACTGTTTTACTCATCTTGATGGTCTCGTAAGTGCAACAATATTATAACCCTTATCAATTCTCAAATACCGCATCTGTGTTTGTTTAGCAATATCTACCCATGAAGTTGATGTTGTATCAAGTTGTGTGTTGAAATTGATATATGTTGTGGGCAAGTCAACGGGGGTTGGTGCTTCTTTTAAATACTGTGCTTTATTCACATCGGGTGTCCACCATGACGTTTTGTTTTGACAAAACTTACTGGGTTGTAATCCAGCTTTCTTTGTGTTGCTATCCTCAAGGAA